CGCCCTCGGTCTTCCAAATCTGTTGTAAGACAGGTGGCTGGTTTCGTCTTCTTCATATCGAAGATGGCGCGTCATTCAGGGCTTAAAGGTGTAGTAATATACCTTAAGGCTTGTCAGGTTCTCCTACAACAAGTTGTAGGTGGCTTTCGGGTTCTTGATCTCTCGGAATTAAAAGTACGCCCTGCTCGTAATAGAGCGGGTGTACCACTAATTATTCCGGCAGGAATCCGGGTTAAGATATCTCGAGATCGGGACAAATCTACAATCAGAATTTGAATGACTCTATTCGGTCTTTACCGTATTTTGGAGTTCAAAGGAAAACTTTCTTTGGACACCATTACGGATAAAGGTCCGGATTTGAGTAAATTCTTACCTGGTTGAGAGAAGTTCCTTTCTGAGGTATTTATACCTGGACTGCGGGAAAAAGTTGGTGAATTCCCAGAAGTGGAGAAACCTCGTTTCTTCCCAATCTTAAAGACAGGGCCTAATAGCGGGCCAGTTTTAGTTAACTCGTCCGCTCCGGCCATGATCATATCTGCTAGATTATGACTTAAGTGTAAACACTTAGTTCGTTATCTTACAGAATACACTGAACAGATTGGGATCCCTGCTTTTGTTAGCAGATTAAGACTTGTTGCGATGGCCCAACAGAAAGGTGATTTCAAAGGCCTAGGTGGAGAGGATTTAGAATCCGCCACCTATTATGCCCAAGAGACACCTTATCCTATGGGAGAAGCTTTCCTCGGTAAGCTCGGCTTTAAGGTCGAACCCGCGGGAAAAGTTAGAGTTTTCGCTATGGTAGATGCTTGAACACAGTGGTTAATGTATCCATTACATAAATTCCTCTTTTTAATTTTAAGAGGTTTAGATGTTGATGGTACATTTGACCAAATGGCTCCTATAAAGCGCCTTCAAGAGAGGTTCTCTCGAGACCCACGGGGCAGGATGTATGCATCAATTGATCTTTCATCTGCTACTGATCGTCTTCCTTTAGCTCTTCAAATTTCTCTTATTAAAGAGTTGTTTAAAGACAAAGTTCCAGATTCTGAGGCCTTTGCGAAAGCTTGGGCTTCATTACTGGTTAAAAGATTTTATCAAGTAAAGATGAATCCTCATTTGTTGCAGCAGACATTTGTACCTAAAAAGTACAATGTCCATCCTGACTTCGGGGCCTTCGGTGTAACTTACTCTGTCGGTCAGCCTATGGGAGCTCTGTCTTCTTGAGCTATGCTAGCGTTAACCCATCACGCTATAGTCCAATATGCTTCTTTTAAAGCATATAAAGGGAAACGAGGTTGGTTTGAGGATTATGGTGTGCTAGGAGATGATGTGGTAATCATTGGAGCACCTGTTGTGTTAGCTTACCGCCGGATACTCCAAGCAATTGGGGTAAAGGCGGGGCTAGCTAAATCTATTGTCGCCAAGTCTAAGTTTGTCTTGGAGTTTGCAAAGAAATTCTTTGTAGATTCGGGACAAGCCAATATGCTCCCTTTAAAGGAGTGTATTGCGACTCGGTGTTCAACTAGTTTAGTAGTTGAATTTGTACGTAAGTACGATTTAACTCTCAACGCGATTTTATCGTTTCTTGGGTATGGTTATAAAAGTAAAATGAAAGTCTATAAGACTTCTTATTTTAAATTAAAAACCAGACTAAGAGTGCTTTTAATATGATTATCACATCCGAGCAGTCCTATGGGAAAAGGGTCTTACACTTCGTGAATTACCCAGATCTCATGGACTGACCATCATATGCCTTCCTATCCTACCTTACTTAAAATGACCCGCTTAACTGAAGAGTTAATGTGGGACAAATTAGAGAAGGCAAAAAAGGATCTAAATGGTTATATTAGTACCATTCGGAATGCAGATGATGTCCTTAATCGGAAAAATCCTATCGAAATTACTGCTCTGGTTTCCTCTGGGTCGTCTGACTTGACACTCTCTAAACAGAAAGTGCCTTGGAAGGCGATCCTTAATCCCGATATGAGCTCTGCTCCAGCGATGGAGTACGAGTTCTTAACGGAAGGAATGTCAGTGCATAGTTATCGATATCAACAATTACAGAAGGTTAGCCTCTTTCCGGACTATAATAAATTAAGTCTTGGATATGCCACACGTAATATGATGATGTGTGACTTCTCATCTCTTCCTTTAGTGGAACAGATTGAAGTTAACCTGAAGTTCTTGTTTGAACCAGATCCGATTAATC